CGATCAGAAAAACAACGAGCGCAGTCCGAATCCGCCGTATCATATGGCGACAAGTCCGTAACATTCGAAAAGCTTAGCTTAGATGAAATGAGACGAGCACTTGGTCGGTCTGACGATTAGGAGTAATAAATGGCTACTTCAACTACCAGTACGAATGCAGCAAATCTGCATTTGTATTATGAAAAGAAGCTGTTATCGGTCCTTGAGCCTCGTCTTGTCCTTATGCCTCTTGGAAAAAAACAACGTCTTCCAAAAGGAAATGGCAAACAGGTTAAATGGTTACGATACAGCGCAATCGCAGGTTCCACAGTCGCATTGTCTGAAGGAACTCCACCCGCTGAAATTTCTTTCAGCACCTCAAACGTAACAGCAGATATCGTCCAGTACGGACAATTCGCTAAAGTCTCGGATCTTTTATCCGACACAGCGATTGACCCAGTATTGGAAAATCTCTCTGAGCGTTTCGGTATTGCTGCTTCAAAGACGATCGAAGAGTTGATTGCAAGTGAATTAAACAGCACTGCAGCAGTTCAACGAGTTAATAATAGGGTTTCTGATAACCAAATATTGGCATCAGAAGTACTAAACCACAAAGAACTCATTGAAGCTATGATCAGTCAAAAAGCAGCTTTTATTGGACCTCACGAGTCTGGTGAATATGTTTGCGTTCTTCATCCACGATCTGAGTACGATCTATTGTCAGATAGCCAAGCTGGTAGCTGGCTTGACATTCAGAAGTACACAGATAACCGACCTCTATTAAACGGAGAAATCGGCAGAATGTACGGAATGAGATTCCTCGTTTCGGACAGAATGTTAACCCAAGCTGGCGCTGGCGCTGGTGGGCAAGACATCGTAACTTCATACGTAATTGGTGAAGAAGCATTTGGATGCGTAGAGCTTAACGGCGACGCAATGAAAATGTTCATTAAAAGACACGGTTCTGCAGGAGCTAACGATCCTTTGGATCAGTTCGCAACTGTTGGATACAAGATTCATGGCTTTGTGGCCAAGTATCTTGATGCTGGTTCTAAGCGAGTAATCGCAGTGAGGGCATCTTCCGCGTTATAATATGGGAGGGGGTGGGTTTAGGCCTGCCCCCGACTTTATGCCTTTTACACTAATACCTTGGGAGCAACCAAAAATGCTACTCATGAATTTACAGCGAAGACTAAAGCAACTAGATACACGATTTTATATAGATAGCGATAATGCAAAGGTTCGTGAAAATGGTCTTAAATTCGCACCGTTATACTTTAAAAAAGCTAGACGGGGTGAATCAAGTGTACAAAAGTCAGACAGAAACAGCGTTAGCGCAGGGCATGCACAATACTTAGACGCTTTAGAAAGCGGCGTGATGGACACGTATGTAACTGCGATTTGTCTTGACTTTATCCCAGAATATGATATATTCAATATAGAGTATACAAAGCTATCGGTAATAGGGTGGAGGTCACTGGGGCTGATGCTAGCACGAATGGGACTAGCACCGATGGATAAAATTAAAAAGGTTTTTGAATGCGAAGGATTGGGCGAATCTGACTATGACCGGGCCTCGTTCTTCGGTAAAATAGAAATTGCAAAGAGGTTAGCATAATGGCTTTTGTAGGATTAACATACGCAGAGATAGTATCTCACGTAGCAAAATATGTAGGTAACCAAAGCGCTGATTTTCTTGAGTACGTACGGCAAACAGTATTATTAGCAGAGCAGCGGTACATGAAAATGCACGACTGGAGTTTTTTAAGAAAAACAGACCTAAGTCTGTCAGTAACTTCCGGTACTGCTGAATATAACTTAACGTTTAGTGTAAGTGGTAAAAATTATACAATGGCAGCAAATGAAGTTGAAACAATTAGAGCTGAAGCAGATAACGTAGTTTTAAAACGTGTTATGCTTGATGAGATTCGGCGATTAGACCCAGATAACAACGATGGCTCTGCAAATGATACACCTTCGTACTGGGCAGTAGCAGGTCAGAATCGAATTCGCATTTGGCCACCGACCACGAAAAATATTACATTAAAGATAGATGGTAAAGTTTCACCAGAGCAACCAGACTATAACTCATTTGGTAACGAATACCCAGCTATCCCAGTTAAGTTCCAAGAGGGGTTTATTGAGTATGTTAAAGCAATGGCACTAGACCGCGAAAACGATCAGCGAGCATTGCAGAAAAAGCAAGAGGCTATGACACTTATCTTGCAAGATATTCAGTCTGATCTTGAAATTGACGATCGTATTAGATCAATGGAAGAGTTTAGGTATGATGGTATTGGGAGTTTATTAGATATTCCTGGATTTAGACCTTGGGATTAAGATGCCAACGAATAATTACGTTGAAGAATTAGAATATAGTGATGCTAAGGGTCTTGATACGGCATCACCCATTAACTTACTAGCAGCTGGCTTTGTCAGAGAAGCTCGTAATGTTAATCTTGGAACTACCGGCGGCTACATTAAGCGCGACGGCTATGTGAATCAGTTTACAGTTGGTAATGCTGTACTTGGCTTTTCGATTAGACAAGGCGTAGAATATAGAACTAGCATCGGTACTAGAGAAATTCTGTTGCAGTTAACGGATACAAATAGTGTTGCAAGATTTGGCAAGGTACAGGCAGGGACTTTCCTACCCCTCCAAAACCCAAGCGGTGTAGACTTAGCACTGGACCCAATTGCTAGACCATCATTTGCACAAGTAGGAGATGCACTATTTTATTTAGATGGGTCAGGTGACCCAGAGACTCCATTCGTATACGAAGCTAACGGAGTATTTACTAGAGAGATGGGTATTGATCCTCCGGCAGCAGCTCCCACAGGTGTAGCGGCTGTAGGAACCGACCTTAATGTCGGTGACTACATATATGCTTACACATATGCTTTTTATAGGGTAACAACGCAAGGAGACTTTACACTTATTGCCGAAAGCAGTCCTTCGGAGTTATCGGCAACGATATCAACGACAGCTGGTAATCAAAATGTAACTTTAACTGTCGCACCGTACCCTCTGTATGCAAATGCTAACTTATCGCATTTAACAATACGGACACGCATTTGGCGAACTGTAGTAAATGGTTCGGTACTGTTTTTAGAAAAAGAAGAATCTGGCAATATTGCAAGCTATACTTCAGATAAGTCAGACAATGAGCTATTATCGGAGCAAATGCCATTTGATAACACAAGATTAACGGAGTATCTTGATTATGGTAAAGCTCGCTTTCCGATTGTTGCAAGAAATAGGCTCTTGGTATTTCACCCTGAGCAAAACCGTGGACGGTTTTCTAAGATTGGTGTTAATGGGCCGTTGCCAGAAAGTTTTCCTGTACAGAACGAGTTTTCAGTAGAGGGTAAATATGGATCTGCTGACGCTTTGATAGGGGCAGGGCAAATTAAAGGCGTACCGATTATTTTAAAAGAGCGTTCAATTGGCAGACTTGAAGAAATCGGATTACCGGATTTAGGTAACAGCGACGATAACGTCGTTTATGTCTACCGCGAAATATCTGAAGTCACAGGCGCTGTATCACATCACGCTCAGTGTCAGGTATACGACGAGTTAGTATTTTTAGGAAGAGATAACGTATATGCAACGGATGGCCAAAACGTACGGCCTATTGCATTACAAATACAAAACCTTATTAAAGGTGCAGACTTTAGTGGTAACAAAGCATTCCGTATCTCTGCTATAAACGATACTAAGAATCGCAGAGTGTACATACAAATATTTAAAACTACTACGTCGTTGCATCCGGACCTTACATTAGTAGGTGATTATCAGCAGTATCCTACATTTCGCTGGACAACGTACGAAGCAGGGCAAGATCCGGCATCTGCTCCAGGGCTTAAAGCTGGATGCTTCTTTCAAACAGAAGCTACTGCTACCGGAGGACTAGATATCTATTTTGGTTCTTCCGATTTAGTGGGGCAGTATTATAAGATGAATACAGGCACCAGCGATTTTGATGCTGGCGTTGAAAAAGCGATTTACATGAAGTTAGTAAGTAGGCCCTATATGTTTGGGCAACCTATGGTTACTAAGCTTTACAAGCGTGCTAAGATTTACGCTGAAGCTAGAGATAACACATATCAGTTTGAGTTCGGTGCAAAGTTTGATTTAGATGTGGTAGAAGCAGATACCACAAGCTATACCGTGTTAGGAGTGGGGACCGTATGGGCACCAGCAGCTCCAATAAACTATGAATGGACATGGAATGCAAGTGAACTAGCAGCATATCAAGCGTTACAAGTGCAATATCCATTATTGCCAAATGCACCTGCTGTTGATCCAGGAAATCCAGTGTTATTGTGGACTGGACCTAGCTTACAAGAATTTGTTTTTAATGTGCATCGCAAAGCACAGATGATGCAATTAGTTTTTACACAAGACGACGAAGATGCGCCGCTGACTCTCCTCGGTTGGGGAGTATCGGGCAGTATCTTTAGCGGTATTTAGGAGACTACAATGGGAGTACCTTCAGTAACAGCAAGCGCTTCGAGCGCTACATTTAAGAGCTATAGCGAAAGCCTAGATGCCACACCAGTTCTTGTTTTCCAAGGGCGAGGAAACCTTTATGGTTTCTTAGTTGAGGATAACAGTGGTGATGACATCTTTGTGCAAGTATTTGACGCTGCATCCAGAGAGGATGTAACCGTCGGAACTACTGCACCAGTTTTTACCTTTAGGGTAAAAGCTGACCAAGCATTCGGTAAGGATGTAAATGACAGTCCGTATCGATTTTTTGCTAACGGCTGCGTAGTAGCAGTAACAACCTTACGAAACAACAGCGTATCGCCTTCTGCAGGCGCTACAGCTCAGTTCTGGTTTGTTAACCGTCAGCCTTAATAGGAGTTAAAGATGGCAACGTTATCGATTCCACATAGTTTTGTGCCGGGTACACCGGCTCTAGCATCGGAAGTTAATGCTAACTTTCAAGCTGT